ACTGCCACCTCAGCACCAAAAACATTTTGTAATACAATAAGATGATTTAAGATTAATCTAATCTTTATCTCACCTGTTATATCATATTTACGAAATAACCTTTTTAGATATTTAAATCTTTTGATATCATCAAAAAACTCTACTTCTTTTTCTAAAGTAGGGTTGTCGTAACTTTGTTGTGCGAACAACAACCAATTATCTTTGGTTATCTCTTTGAACATATAAAGTCTATACTAATTTAGCAAAGACTTTAGACGAACCGTTTTCTAGGGTTTCATACTTAACATTAAGTTTAAGACCACCCTCTTTTTTATGAGATATACCATCATCATTAATATCGGATCCGTCAGTATCTTTACCAAATCTACCACCGAATTGTGTCACATCAAGGTTAGCTGAACCATTACCTGACATTTCAGGAATGGACATATCTAATCCTATTGTTTTTAGTTTACTTGCAAGTTGTTCCATAGCAGCTTTAGGATTTAAATATTCCTGACCTGCGATAGAGCCAACAAATGCATTAACTCTTTCCAAAATTTTAGGGTCATGTATGTTATGAGCACCAATGTTTCCGTCTTCTACAGAGTTAACCTCTGGTGTTCCTACATTACCTTTACCGTATTTGGATTGAGTATGGTCTTCTTTTACATGTTGTTTAAAAGTTTTCATCTCTTCTCCTGTTAAATCTTCCTCAAAATCTTCTAAAGACTTCTCTTTAATATGTTGTTTTAAGGTCTTCATTCTTTTATACTTTCCTGTGCCATTCTAACAAGTTTATTTGTTTGTTGCATAGCACCGTTTAATGCGTTTAAGTTGCCTTTCATTTGCATGAGTTCAACTTCAACTGTTTTAACTTTCTTATTCAATTCATCAAAATCTTTTTCTAATAAATTTTTCTCTTCAATCAATTGACTTATAGTTATAGACATTATATACCTCTCAATTATTAAGCAACCGTAAAGTTGTGGCCACCAATTACATTCCAATTACTGTTTTTAAATATACACATAACTGATTCACCAGGTGCATTTAAAGTAATACTAGTACCACCTCTTAAATTTGCCGGTGTAATAGTTATTGCATTTGTACCACCTGTTGATACATTTAAAATGATTGCAATTTGTCCGTTTTCACCATTTGCCATTGTTACTGGACAAGCTGCTGAAGTTGCGTCAATTTCCGTTACCGGAGTACCGCTGTCTTTTGATACATTAATTGCTGTTGATGTTGAGCCATCACCTGTAATTGATTGAGATGTTGAGTTCAAACCTAACCATGTAGGTATATTTTGAAAAACATCTTGCGTCTTAATAGATTTATTGATTGGTGTTCCTTGTGGGTCATCCACAACATGGAATAAGTCAACGCTTGCTAAACCGGCACCAAGGTCGGTCAATTGCGTTATTTTTTTATCTGCCATTTTTATCTCCTGTTAACCCCTATTGGGGAATGCTACTGTAGGTAAATACCTACATCACTTTATTAATATATTTATACAAGGGGCCGAAGCCCCTTGAATTAGTTAATTATTATGCAACTACAGTAATTGAACCTGCAGCTGTACCTATGCCAGCAGCATTAGTTATAGTAGATACTGTTGTTGTACCTGCGTCTTTAACTGTACCACCGTTTAAGGCCATTGCGTTAGCACCGATTACTAATACATCATCTGCGTTTGTAGCTGCGTTAGCGGCTGCAATTGTACATCTAAATGTAATTTCGTTTGAACCTGTTCCTGATAAGTAGTTCGCCAAGTGTGGACCTCTACCTGAACCAGAACCTTGGTTACCGTTAGTAATTGATACTCTAGGTGTGCCTGTAATATCAACTGCTTCGTTGAATCTTACTAATACATCTATGTTACCACCAGCTGATTTGTCAAAACTAGCTGTAACAAAAGTAATTTCTGTAATATCGGCTGCACCAAGTTTTACTGCTAAACCTCTAAGCGCTACTAGCACTTCGGGTGTTGCACTTGTATTGTCATTCCCTGACAGAATAGAACCTGCTTCTCTAACCCAACCTTTTGCTGAAGCGCTAACTTCAAGCTTCTCGGCTGTAGTCAAGTTTTTAGGCTTACTCTCGTCAGAGTCAGTTGCTCCCCATAAACTCATAATTTTTCTCCCTTTATAAAGTTATTATTTCGTTATAACTCTACTATTTATAAGGAGTAAGACTAGAAGCCTAGTTTTTTAAGTTCGGAGATTGTTTGTGAGGCTGATTTGAATGTAATACCAGTTCCACCTGCACGGTTAAACTCGTTGGTATTCTTATCATAATCGTCAATTAAGATAGAAGAAGCATTAGCAAAGTTCTTCTTTTGACTTCTCATAACAAGATTGATTTTATTTCTTGGTATGCCAGTATTTTTCTGTGCCCAAGCCATCTTTCCTGGTATGCAATTAGGGTCGTGAGCATGTTCTACATACGCACTTAATATATGTGGGTTGAATTTTTTAACATAGGCAAATAGTTTCTTGCCTTCACTTAACCATGGTCCGTTAGACCAAAAGTCTTTCTTTGCAATGATTGGATCCCAACGCTCTTTTCTTCCGAGCTTAGTCCATTGATTGATTGTAAGACCAGTTGTCTTCTCAATGTTCTTAACAAAGTCAAAAAGAACACCATCCATATCAAGAAATATTGTAGGTAATTTTTTCATAGTGTATCCTTTCTTATTATGTCTATATTATAACACAAAGTTACACTATTGGCAAGCAAAAAAAGCACCTTTTTTAACTTTATTTGTAATTTACTTCAGGTTCCATATCTACTTTAGTAGCTTTTTCGCCTGTCATTGTCTGTTTTCTTTTGATATCTTTAGGGTCGTCTTTTTTCACTGGAACCATAGTTTCCATACCCTCATCTTTAGCAGAATATTTTTTATCTATCTTGGTAAAAAATGCTTTCTTTTCAGCAGGTGACATAGAACCGATACCTTTACCAGCTTTGTCTAGTTCTTTCTTGAACATTGCTTGATAACCAGAATCTTCTCTGTAACTTCCTTGTTTAGATACGATTTCTTCTAGGCTGCCAGGCTTGTGTTTTAAATAGTTTGACATTTTAGTTTCCTTTTACTTTAGCAGCTAAATCTTTATCAGCTCCACCCCATGTTCCAGAGGATTTTGTTATGAATGAATTTACTCTAGCAAATGCCCATTGTTGCTGTGTAGTACCTGGTCGGTGTCCACCTCTCCATGCGGCCATGCCTCTATCATATACTTTCTTTAAAATACCGTAAGGCATTCCAGATTTTTCAGCCTTGTTTTTAAGACCCTCAATCTGTTCAAAAACTGTTTTTGCTGGATGTTCAGCGTTTTCATTTGTTCTTTTTAAAACTTTTTGTACATCTGGATGTTTAGATAAACCTGTTGCAAGTTTCTCAATAGCTTTTACTGCACCTGAATAGTTACCTTGTTTGTATCTAGGGTCATTTGCAATACCATATGCTTGTTTAATTTGTTGTGAAGAAAATTCTAAAATAGTTTCTTCTTTTTTTAAAATCTTATCTGCAATTTCGTGACCTTTTTTGATTGTCTTTTTCTCTAAAGGTGGTTCATCATTCATTACCTTTTTAGCTTGTGCCATACCTATTGCATAAGCGTCATCTTTTTTCATCTCTACCAAGTCTGATAGTAAATTAATACCAGCATATTTGATTGCTAATTGAGTAGGAACATCCATCTTTTTAATCATTGCTTTTATAGCTGGTGTTACATCTGATTTCTTTTTATTTTTCCATGTATTTTTAATGTTTGCAATTTGTCTATCATTCATTTTACTTTTAAAGTAATCTGTGTCTTCTTTTTGCATTTCTTTTTCTTTTTTCATCTTATCACGCATATGTTTATATGCAATACCAACTTGAAGTAATGGCTCACCTGTTTCAGGATTTACCATTTTTTCAGTTTCTTTTTTGGCAGTTTTAGCTTTTTCTGTTTCTGCTTTAACTTTTAAAGATTGTATTTCTGCGTCTTTCTTATCAATGTCAGCTTTTAATTTATCTTTATCGTCTGACTTTTCTTTTTTGACTTCTGGTTTTGTTTCTTCTTCTTCTTCTTCTTTTTTAGGTTTCATACCTTGTTTTTTTAATCTATCCATATCGGCAGCTGATGGAGCATTTTCGTCAACCTCTTCTTGTACAGATTCAGGCACACAATTAGGTACCATCTTATCACCTTTTTTCTTCATGCCTACTTTTTTATAACCTACCCAACAAGCTTCTGTAATAGGATTATAATTATCTTCATCAGCGCTTTCATCTATTGTATAACTCTCTGCTCTAATATCAGCCTTGTAAAAGTTTTTAAGGTCAATAGCATACTTGTTAAGGTCTGCGCCTTTACCATCTACTTTAAAAGTTTTACTTCCATCATCTGTTACTACTAAACCAACTTTTTTTAATCTTCGTATTGCTTGGTCTCTAGCTAAAGGGGGAGCTATAGTAACGGTCATCTTTTTGAATTCGTGTATTTCTTCTTCACCTAAAATACTCTTAACAGTTTTTACAGGTAGTTTCATTACCTTGGCAATCTCAGCCGCTGACTTACCAGCTTTTTGCATGGCGTCAATCTCTGACATTTTACCTTCTTCTAATTTCTCTGTCTTCAAGTGTGAACCACTTGCAAGTTGCATATCAAGTATTTTTCTTTTGTTACCAGATAGTTCAATACCACCTGTAACATCTTTAACTTTTAATCCATGTTGTTTAGCAAGTGAAACCATATTTGATTTCTCTTTGGCGTCTCTGAAACCTTTAATAGTTCCTGTGCCTTCACTTAAAAGTTCATTAATTTCTTTTAATTCGTTTGTAGCAGTTTCAATACCCTCTTTTCTAATTTGCATTAGTTCTTGGGCTTTCATGTTGTGCTTACTAATAAGTCTTGAAGTAGCAACAGCAGATACAAAAGGAATATCAGCTTTGTATAACTGTTTCAACATCTCTTTGTTTGAATCAAATCTATTAAAAATCTGACTTAATTTGTTTGCATTATCTAAAGAGATTCTTTTGTTTCTCATTGGCTCGTAAGCTTTTTTCAATGTTGCTATCTGCATTGCAATAGCACCCTCGTTCATGGCTTGTGCCATTGTTTTTCTATATTTACTCATTAGTTGTTTACCTTTGCTCCCGCTCTCCATTGATAACACGACCAATACCTTGCTTTAGTTTTTGGTCCTGGATTGTCACAGTTGTGCCTCGCTCTAAAAGATTTTCTTCTAGCCGGGTCGTCTCTTTTAATACTTAAACCTGTTGTATCACCGAAAGAAACTTTAATTACTTTGCCTGCCTCGTTCTTAACATAGACATAAAACTTTTTACTTCCACCACGAATTGGGTCATTAAGTGTGACCTTTTTTCCTTGATATTCTGCCTCTTGTAAACCCTCTAACTCATGTTCAAAGATACATTCTTCACAAGATTTATCAATATTTTCATATTCGTTAAATGTTTTCATTATAGTTTCTCTATCATCTTGGCCACTACCTCTGATAGTTTGGCCTTATATTCTTCTTTATATCGTTCCCTATATTTATCAATTGTGGACTCTGCACTTGCCCATTCTTTTACATCTTTTTCAGTTGGTTTATCTCGTTCTCTATCCAAGAAGCCTTTGACTTTTTTAATAGGGTTTTCTTGACCTGGTGTCATGTCAATAGTATGTTTTGTGTATTCTGGTGTACCAATCTCATAAACCTCACCATACATCTTCTTAAATTTAGTTGTATGAATACTTGGTTTAGTCTTAGCACCCTTGTCGCCTGGTGCTGGTTTATTATCATTCTTTGTAGTATCTTTGTTCTTAAAGTAATCTGCTCTTTTATTCTTCACATCTTTTGATAACTGTTTGTAATACTTTTTAGGTTGTGTACCATCTTTTTTCTTCACATCTTTGTCTTGTGGTTGTGCGTCTAAATCTTCTTTCATCTCCGACACAGCTTCAAAACCATAATCAACATTTAAGTTGTGTTCTCTCATCTCTGCCTCTCTGTCTGTTTTGGCAACAGGAATACAATCCCATATCCATGCTTTATGTAAATTGTTTTTATTGTCTTCTACAACAATATAGTTTGTACCTTTTCTAACAATCTTACCTTGTACATCTTCTTTGATGTAATCAACTGTATCGCCAATGTTAAATATTTGTTCTCTGATATATAAGTCTCTTATTTGCTGTTGTTCAAACTCTTCTAAACTAGCAACTGGTTTTAAATTTCTCATATGTAAATAATTAGCGGCCAAGTTCATACCTCTTCTAACTTGTTTCATCAATGCGTCTGCATTAACACCTCTAGGTAATCCTTTCTCAAAACTTTTTAGGTCACCTTTGGCAGCTGCAGCTCTCATTTTACTAGCACTCATACCTGAAGCGCCTTCAGCATCCGGGTCTCTTTCGCCAGCAGAAACTACATTTACATTATCAAAGTTATAGTAACCATGTCTTGATTTTACATTATTATATTTGTTAATTATTGTTTCAAATTCTCTTACTCTATCACTACCTACTACCATAAAGATTTCAGTAATACCTTGATTATGAAGTTCAGTACAAATATCTAAAATCATATTCGTTGTATTAATAGCAATCTTTCTAGCATGTCTAGGAAACATTTGTTTCATAACAGATAGTTTTTCTCTAGCCGATAGTGGATTCTTTTTAGGGTCTTCACTTCTACTTAAATATATTCTATAATCATCAGCACGAATACTTGCAACTTTATTAATTAGTTTCTCATGGCCAATAGTTGGTGGATTAAATCTACCAAAAGTAAATGCCATTGTTTTTCTTCTAGCTTCGTGCATTTCTAAATCGTCTATCTCTTTATCAGTTACCTGACCGTCATCTAATATTTTTTTACACTTTTTATAGAATTTTAAATAGTGGTATTTTTCTAACATCTTATAGATAACATTTTTAGGTAATCTATTCTTAATACCATATTGTCTAATCTCATCTGGCGACATGTCTTTATCAAATGCAGCTCTTCTATCTGCGTCAACACCATCACCTATTTTAATAATATCTCTGATACTATCTTCTATCTCGTCTAATTTTTCATTAATCAATTCTTGTAGGTTTAAAACATCATCACTAGTTAAACCTTCTAATTCTCTGTAATCAATAATATCTCTTTTTAGTTCACCTTTTACAACATCAATTTCTTGTACCTTTCTTTCAAAGTCTTTCATATACATTGACTTATCAAATGTAAAGTCATCAGGTCTTTTGATAAATTTGTTTGATTCAATATCAAATACTGCGTCAGCCTTTTTTTCTTGGTCAATATATGTTTTCATATCTGTTATAAAGTAATAGTTAATAGGGTGTTTTGTACCTGGTATTAACTTACCTTGAATACTATCTGGATTTTTAGCAGACAAATACTTTTGAGATAATCTTAATCTTTCTTCTTCTCTTTTTTCTTTTGGTACATCAAATAGTACATTTAAATCTAAATCTGCGTCTTCTCTATATCTTTTTGTTAGAATAGAACCAATTAAACCTACCTTAACAACTGGATATTCTTCTTCAAACATCTCTAGTTGTTTATTGATTAACGCAATAACACTTGGTTTAATTATTGGGTCTTTAGTATCTGCCTTATCAAACACACCTTTAGCGTATGTATTTCTAGGAATATCTATGATACTTTCTTTAAAGGTTTTCATCTTCTTTTTAATCTTCTCTCTGTCGCCATCCACCTTTTTGCTGTGTATGACTGAATTTTATTAGTCAATAATTTTCTAACTGCTTTAGAACATCTATCCATAATTTGAGTTGTCAATTCTTTATCATCTTTACTATTGTCTATGATAATCATACCACGCATACCAAAAGTATTTTGAAATTTACCGATATTAGCTTGAACAATAGCATGTGATTTTCTAGTAATATATTCTGGTACACTTCTTTCTCTTTTTTTATTTCTTTCTAATGCAACATCTAAACTTGTATTTACAAATATCATATAACAATCATAACCTAATTGTTGTAGTAATGCTTTTTGATTTGCAATCTTATCGTAATCTCTACCTGTACCATCTATGACCATACCTAATCTGCCTTTGATTGATAAGTCCATAGTTTTATCTGTTGTACCTTTTGCTCTTGCTCTTAATATATCTCTAGCCTCTGCCTCATCTTCAGGCATTTTTAGAGATAGACCATGTTTTTTTAATGCTGTTTCAAAGGCACTATCTGAATTAATCTGTCTTAAACCTGTACCACCAAATGCGTTTCTAGTTACAAATGTTTTACCAGAACCAGGACCACCTGCAAGGAAAAATGCCTTGAAGATATTAGGGTCATATAAACCCTCTTGTAAGTCTTGATATCTTATGTCGTCAAAATTTTTCATTGTACTTTCTTTATTATTTCTTTTGCAATATTTTCAGGTGTATCACCCTCTGCTTTAATATTTATTAATTCGTCTTTGTAATATTTTAATAGAGGTGCTGTTTCTCTATGATATACTTTAATTCTGTTTTTAATTATCTCTGGTTTATCGTCTGCTCTACCTCTAGCAGTAAGTCTTTTAACTACCTCTGCCTCTGATACATCAAGGTTAATAACATAGTCATATTCAATACCTTTATCTTGCATAGCCTCTGCTTGTTCTACATTTCTAGGAAAACCATCAAACACATAACCTTTCATGGCGTCTGGTTTTTTCATTCTATCCTTTACTGCGTCAATAACAATAGGTGTAGGTGCAAATTCACCTTTAGATAATAAGTCTTTTACTTTCTTACCATCTGGTGTATTCTCTTTTGCTAATGCTCTCATCATATCACCAGTATAAATGTGTGCAATACCCATTTCTTTTTTAATCAATTCTGAATAGGTAGATTTACCTGAACCTGGTCCACCAATCATAATGATTTTAGGTCCGTTGATTGCTTCAAAGAAGTATTGCTTAAATGATTTCATTTTCTATAACCCGTACCTTTTTCTCTGTTACACCATCTTTTTTGCCAAGCCCATACAGACATTTTACCACCTATACTTTCAATCTTACTGTAGAACCAATCTAATATTCTAATCATTAATTCCATCCCTTTGGCATTGTAAAGTTTGCTCTACTAAATTCTAATCTATCTACAAGTTTAATTGCACCTGCAACACTATCAACTGCTACATATCCCTCTGGTGCTGTAACTTTATAACCTGTAGATGTTCTTAAAAAGTTACCGATACTTTGTATCTGACTCATCTTTTGTAGTAATGTGTTCTTTGCATTTGCTAAAGTTATGTGACTTGCAATTGCAAAATATAAAGCACTTCTATTTCTATCAATGAATCTGATATTATCTTTCTTAGCTCTAATAAATTTTTCTTTACCTCTTGGTGTTTTTCTTGCGTCTATTTCCATGTTAATATAGTTTTCGTAATAGTCTCTAAACTGTTGTTGCATAACTTTAACTTTATCCATATTACTATTAGAGTTCTTAATATAGTAATTGAAATAAGTTTTTAGTCTGTAACCTACAGAGGTTTCATCTGATATATTTTTACTCATCAAATCTAAAATAGGTTTTGCTCTTCTTAATGAGCCTTCAGCCATTCTTATCTGTGCGTCAAATTTATTTAAACCTTGTTTATCAAACATAACTGCTGTTGATTTATAACCAGCACTTGCTAAGAATACATTTCTGTTTGATGAACCTGTAACTGTACCAAAACTAGCAGACAATTTGTCCATTGATTTACCATTATATTGAGTATGAAATACTATACCCATTCTTGCTTTTAATATTTTTCTACCTAAATCACTATTTTGTGGTACTGCATAAGTGATTGTGTTTGGTGTAAATGAAATCATTTTTTCACCATCTATGTTGATAGCTTTTAGGTCATTTGTAAATAACAAATCACCTTGTAGAATACCTTTTATTCTTAATCTTGATAGGTTTGCTAGACAAACATTAAGTTTCTCTGCAACAACACCACCATGGTTTCTTGCAATATCTCTTGAAGTATAATTGATTTTTGGTTTTACATTGAATACTGATTTAGTACCGACAAAGAATTTGCCGTTTTCAGGATTGATACCACATATAATAGCAGGCGCACCGTCCCATTTGACGGTCATGTTTGCTGACTTACCAGAACCAGATAGCATATCTCTAACTGATTTTAGAAAGTTGATTGCGTTTTCTCCACCCTCTGCACCTCTATTGATAATATCATCTTCTAGGTGTTCTAGGTGTGTGTTCTTGTCTCTTGTAAGAAACCCTTTAAAATTAAACATTTTTCTCTCTCATTTTTATCCATTATACTATAATAAAAGCGCTTTGGCAAGCACTTTTTTCAACAAATTCATCAACAAATACAATACTATTTATGCTAGGAAATCTTTAGAAATGGTCCTGCACTAGCATATTGTTTTTTTGCACCATAATATGCTACATTTAAGAAGTTATTTAATTGTCTTTTATCTTCTAATGATTTTAATATCTGTATCCATTTAAAACATTGTAATTTAGCACTCAATTGAGAGGCAGTTCTATTATTATCTACCTCTAATTCTCTTGCTTGTTCAAATGATTTGCTCCAAGAGTTTTTACCGAAGTAAACTTTATTGCCATCTATACTATATGTTTTTAATTTTGCTTGTTCTTTTACATAAAAATCAATATCATTTTTAGTAAATGCACCAACTTTAGGCAAATTACTTCCCATTCTTCTACTTAAACCATATTTTTTAATAAATGGGTCAATAGCAGCTCTTGATGATACTTTACCTAATTTAGCAGCTGCACCTACACCTGTCATGTCCATTTGTGTACTCTCTCTTATATCACCAGAAAAAGCTCTTACTTGAACATTAACTACATTTTTATCTACATTTAAAGCAAATGCCATTTCACCTGTGTTAAACTCACCTCTATCATCAATATCTAAATCACATCTTAAACTATTTTTTACCATAGATATTTTTGATGTTTTCATACCACCAACATTTGTTTCTTCAAGACTTACACTTTTACCTAATTTTTTTAATGATATACCTACTAACTCTCTTTTGACAAATAGGTCTCTCATATACTCATTAAGAGCATCCAATTTAGCTTCGTTTTCAGTTTTTCTATTACCTATTTCTGTAATCTTTTCTAGGATTTTATTTCTACTAGATTTTTTAATAATGTATATGTCAGCAGGATTCCAACTATCTTTTTGTCTTACACCACAATTTGTGGCTGCCTTTTCAATAATAGGCATGGCGCCTTTATCTCTTGAATATTCGTAACCTTTTTTACCTTTTAGCCATTTTTTTAATGCTTCTGATTGCATTTTAAAAGTTTCGTACCATTCATCATCATATTTTGGATAAATCTTTTCTACTTCACTATCTCTAGGAAACTTATTTTTTTCAATTACACTTTCACAAATAAATCGTGTAGCATTTTCTTGTTTAGGAGTATCAGCGGCTGCGTCCATTTTACCACTACCAGAACCATTACCAAACTGTATCTTTAATTTAGATATATCAATTTTTGCTTTTGATAATTTTTCTTTTACAGTTTTGATATTGTCTTTTTTTTCTACAGCTCTAGGAATTTTAATATCAGAAAAATCTTTATTAGGGTCTAATACTATGGTTTCACCATATTGTTTTTTAATAAAATCAAAAACCTTACTAGCTTGTAAACTATAAGGTTTCTTTCTTGCTTTTACTTCAACTACTGATTTTGGTCTAAAATTAAATGCCATGTTCTCTCCTTACACTATTTAGGAGCTTTTGGCAACTAGTAATTAAATAGAAATTTAGGTATGCCACCGTTCTCTTGCCAGACACGGTTTTTATTTTGAAAGTCTGCTAGATGTTGAGCGTCTTCTTCAAAGAAGTATTTACAGACTATGTTATTTGTAGGTTGTTCTAGTACATGCCATAGAATCTTCTTGCCTTCTTTAGCCATCTCTACTGTATATTTCAATTTTTTCTCCAATGAATTAGGTCTCTTATCACCTTTGTGAAATCTTACTTTTTGTGTTTTCTTTTTAGGCATATATGTTATAGTTTAAAGTCGCTAAACTTATTATAAGCGTCTTCTTTTTCATCTGTTTGATTTGCGTCAACTATGTTTTGACTTGATTGTTGAACATCATACAATCTCATTTTAGACCTATCAACACCAATAATAAAGGCACGATTGACGCTTGGGTCATTGTATCTGTTCTTCAATTGTTTTACTTTCATCTGACCTAAAGCTTCTAGTTCTTCGTTTGACATTAAGGCAAACATGAAGTCAGCAGTTGCTGGAAGACCAAAAGATTCGGAAGTATCTTCAAGACCAATATCAGTTGACACAAAACCAGTTCTGGTAGTTTGTGTTGCACTAAAGATTGGTACATTGTGTTCTACAGCCAAACCTCTTAGCTCTTCAGCAATTGCTTTGATGTAAAAGTAAGATGAAATATTACCACCTTTAAATCTACTTGAAGCACAAATGTTCAAATAG